GGACTATTGCTGTCTTATCAATTTGAATTATTGGTGTTCGGTAGACAGAGGTCTTTGCAAATTCCGCTCTCTTTAACTCGCGCTCGGTCATTTGCTCTCAGGTTGAAGCGCCTTAATAGCTTTATCGAGTGCTTTGTTCTTTACGTTTAAGTCCCAAACTAAGCCCTTAAGTTTTTTAATCTCAGCCTCGTTGGTTGCCTTCTCTTTCTGTAGTGATTCTATTAGGTTTTGCATATTGTAAAGTTAAGTTTTTTAGTGTTGTTTTCAATTCTCCCCTAATCTCTAAATTTTACTTTTTCTCTTTAGGTCTTTCCCCTTTAGTTTCTAGTTGAGAGTAAAATTATTTTCTTTTTATCCTTCCAGTTAACGGGCATCGCTTCCAGTGTTTTGGAACAGTGTACTTAATTTTCTTTTGCTCTGTCTTCATACCCTTTTATCTTTTAAGGTTTCAAATGCCTAATATTTTTCTAATGTCTTCGTTGCATTTATCAAACAACAGCTTAATATCTTTACGTTTATTTTCGTCCTTTTCGTTTAAATAGTGAGTGGCGATTTGCTTACGATAAGTCATTACGCCAACAAAGGCCAGATAGGTGTGATCAATCGATTCCTGTTCCCATTTTGCCGCTAATATCAATTGATTTTTATCATTGACGATTGAGCTTGTCTGTGCGTCCATAGTTTATAGTAGTTACTTACAAGGGGGTTATTTTAATGAACTGAGCCACATTCTTTTATTCTTAGCCCGCTTAACTCTCCTGATTTGCTTATTATCAAGTGTGACTGTCAGTTTTTTGTCTTCAGCGTACATGTACCAATCAGGCGTTGATGGCTCATTGTTCTTCGCGTTGAATTCTGTTATGAATTTAGTTGCATCTTCTTCTGAGAGGCAACTCATCTAATCATCAATTTTTGACCCCCATCCGCGTTCGATTTCAATCACTGGACCTCTAATAGAAAGTTGTTGTTTCATATTCTGTTCCTTTAATTAAGTTCTTCTGCTTTCAGTGTGTTATCCATAAGGAGAGGGGTTAAAGTAAATCAGGGTTCTCGTATATGTTGCCGATTACTTCAATCACTTCAGCCTTCTGTTTATACAAGTCCTTTGAGTCTAATTCCTCGTGGTTAAGAAAAAATAGGCAGTCGTTATCACTCCATTTAACGGTATAATTTCCATAAATATCGTCAGCGGTTATATCCCCCTCGTAAATCTCTTTTCCGTTCTTGTCCTTGAGTCCTGTGAATTGACCTACTGAATCAGGATGAACCTCAAACCATTCTATTTGGCCTTTACTATTCGTTTTAATGTATGGCTTCTTTTCTGTGAATCGCTTATGAAACATTAAATCACCCGTTATTAATTCTTTATTGTCAATTCTGTTGCCCCGAAATTTTATCTCCCTATTCATAAATTATCTTTCTTTTATCCCATTAAACCATTTTTGCCATGATTTTTCAATGTAATTTAAGGTATCTATTTTTTGATTAAATGTAGGGATAGGCTGACCAAACGATTCAAAATAAGCTCTCTTTATCAGAGAGTGTTCAGTTGGTGCTTTCTCGATACGTTCTAATACCCACTTCATCGTATCTATTCTCGCGTATAATTCCAAATCATTATCATGATCTTGGCTGTATTGCTCTTTTAAGTCTTTAAGATGATCCTCAAATGATTCCTTCACACTTAACAAAGATTTTAATTCTGTTTCCATATTATCTTTCTTTTAGATGGTCAAACGTAAAAAACTTAGCCCTCTCTTTTGTGCCAGTGTTGGGTGAAGTTCAATCCATGAATGACACGCCCTGCAAACTGGCAAAAAGTAATCTTCATCCATTAATAAATCTCCAATTCTCCCCTTCTGATGATGTACGTCCTCCGTTGCTTTGGTGCATACGTTTTCAATTTTCGCTTTACATTCTGGGTTATCTCTCTTGAATTGCTCTGCTAAGATAGAATATTCAGCGTTTAAAACCTTACGTTTATCTGATACTTTTGCAATCGTTGGGCGTGGTTCAGAGTTTTTTATCTGCTGTTTCTCAAACGCGAGAAACGCCCTCTCAGCCTCTTTTTTTCGATCGGTGGAGATTTTCCTAGCCAATCTGTTATGATGGCCACAGCGTGATGTATTGCCCTCTACAAGGTTATCACAGTCGGTTACTTCACAAGTCCTCATACCGTTAACTTTTTGGTGTAGGTGTCCAGCGTTACCTGAACGGTCGTAGCCTTGATCCCGTAAATCCTGGCAATCTCTTTGGGCTTGAATCCTTCCTTGTAGAGATGCCACATGAATGCAATCTGATTTCTTTTCGTAGTGCCACGAGTCGCAATGGTGTTGGTGGGTTTGACCATAGAGTTTAAAAAGTGTTTAGCCTCTGTTCGTTTATAAGTCCTTCAAAAAGTAATCTTCAGTTACCTCAACCTCGTTTCTCACGCCATAGAAAACATTACCGCCAACGACCCTTTCACAGAAATCCCATTCTTCTACTTCTGCATCATCTTTCCCATCAGATGGACCAATAGGTAACGAGGTGTTATCAAGGAACTTTTCAATAGCCTCTTCCTCTGTTTCGGCTTCAATGGTTTTATATGCTACTCCCGTGAAAGGCATTGCAACTGTAAATTGTCTCATATCTTCTTAATTTTTAGTGTCCTTCAAAAAGTTTAAAATTGAAATTGCTTGTGATACATTTATATCAGTAAGCCCTATTTCTCCATCGGTTTGAATGAAATTATCTTTATGCTCAAGTAGCATATCAGAGTCATCGTCAAGTATGACGTAGGTGAAATCCACCCCCTCTTTTTTATATTCCAAATCCTTACCGTTATCTGAATGAATGTGGGTATCGATCCATTGTTTTATCTCAACGCCACGCGGAATTGACAAGTGAACTTTCATTCTTTTGTCGATGCAATGATAGGCACGAATAGTTACGCCAATCAAACGGCCACAGAATAAAAATCCTTTCGACAACATAAAACTAACGGTGCTGTCTAGGTCGTTGTGACGCCATGATGAAGATAGCACTATTTGGGCATTAGTAGCTTCAATTATCTTTCCAAGCCTTTCCTGACAATCAGGAGTAAGTCCCCATAAACCTTCTTCAATGTTCTGTGGTGTGGCTATTACCCCGTCAATATCTAGGAAAATATACTTTTTCATATTGTTTTCCCTTTATACGTTCTTGTCTTCGAGTTTAGAATTACTACTATCTTCTGGCGTTGGCGGTAATGTTTTCTATGGCGTGAGAAACGAGGTTGAGGTAACTGAAGATTAATTTTTGAAGGACTTATAAACGAACAGAGATATGAAGAACCTAACCAAATGGCGAGAGGCCGTACTAACCGAGGTTGACTTAAGCCCCGTTGGAGAGAATGGAAACTTTATTGCCGGATCGAAGGTAAACAGCACAGAAGCCCCAAAGGAAAGATTCTACCCACGTAAGCTAGGGAAGGATATCTCCAAACTACCTTTGACGGTTGACCTGCTTAACGGTTTCCTTCAGCCACTAGTCCTGAAGTTAAACCAGGGAAAGGACTTAAAGGCTAATACTGCGGATCACTACGAATTGAAGAACTTACTTCAAATGATAAACCGATGAAACTCTGCACCTTTGTAAACGCCAACTTTGAGTCATGCGATAAACCGCGTGAAGGTAATACGATGTGCTGTGCTAGTCATAACCGCGAAGTCAGAAAGCAATTAACGGACAGTTTAAAACAGGCTGACAAGAGAAAGATGGCATTGATGAAGCCTAAAAAGATTTACGCTCCACCGAATAAAGTAAGTGAGAAACGTAAGGAAACTAACAAGGAATACTTTAAATTAGTAGAACAATTCAAGAAGGATAACCCAGAGTGTAAAGCCAAAGTAAATGAATACTGCACAGATAAAACAGACGACCCGCACCATCGTAAAGGACGCGGAAAATTTTTACTCGACACAACGACATGGCTTCCCTGCTGCCGTTCTTGCCACAGCTACATTGAGAGTCATCCGAACATTGCAAAAGAAAAAGGATGGTCTGAAAGTAGATTAGCGATAACAGAACCGCATAATATATGATAACATTATTAATTTGCTCACTTTTATGGTTGGTGTGGACTGTAATAGTTTTCATCGAAGAACCACTAAAGCAACCAAGAGGAGCCTACAAAATGAAGCGAAGAAAGTTTATAACTTACGGTATCGATATGCCATTTCCGATTATTGAATACAAGGAAGTTTACGATTTAAAACTTTGACTTATTTACGATAGAGAAAATATGAAAATTACTAATAGGTATAGAGGTGATACTGGCGCTGAATTTAAACAGGATAAGGAAACGTTCTGTCCAAATTGTGGAGTTCAAGATGTTTACATAGAAATGTCTGAGGGTGATTATTATACTGGCCCTGATTATTTTTGTATTTCATGTAAGGCAGAATTTAATCTACCAACAGGTGTAACCGTACGATCATCCGCTAAAATTGAGAACTAATTACTTTAAATTTTAATTCTATGGCTATAGACCCTCACAGTTTAAGAATAGGTAATCTGGTAATGAGCGCAGGGCAAGTAAGCGAGGTTCAGGTAATAAATGGCATTGAAAAGGCATTCGATCAAGTTTACTTAGAACGAGAGGAAGATTTTGAATGGACGGAATTTAGCAGGATTGAACCCATCGACCTCACCCATGAGTGGCTCCAAAGAATAGGCGCAATATTCCCTCACCACGATTTTAGGTGTCAAATCAGTAACTTATGCTTTTACTGGAATCCAAACGGGGGTCTATTTTTAAATGATTCAGGATGGAATGAAACTATTTCAGATGAACCGATTAGATATTTACACACACTTCAAAATTTAATACACGCCCTAACCGGAAAACATCGAAAGCCGAAGGTAGTAGTCGACCCGAATAAAGTAATAGTACTCCCCGTTAAAATGATTCGGAGATGGGGAAAATAACCGTTAGAATCTTATAGTATAAACCTGTATGGAATGACCCGATGTTTAGTTAAAATAAATTTTGGGAGGTTAGGGGGGAATTGAGTAGTTTTGAATATTCAATAAAATTCAGAGTATGCCAAGAGGAGGCGCAAGAACAGGCGCAGGACGTAAATCTAAAGCCGAGGAGATGGGGTTACCCACCCTGATAGAGGAAGTTATAGGCACAGAAGGAAAGAGGGTCTTAGTGGCTAAAATCAACGAACAGGCCAAAGGCGGTAGTTTCCTTCACCAACAGCTTTTAATGCACTACATCTACGGTAAGCCACAAGACGATATAGATGTAACTTCAAACGGTAAGACAATAACCGCAAAGGAAATAATATACCGTGATTACTCAGGAAGGACTGAAACTTGATTTCAACGGTCTTTACCGTGAGATGCATACAAAGAACCCCAGATATATCCACTTATGGGGCGGGAGAGGGCGTGGTGGCTCATTCACAGCCACACAATACGCATTAGACCTCATTACGAGAGAGCAGTACTTCAGGGGTTACATTATGCGTGAAGTTGCTGAGGACATCAGGGAGAGCCTGTGGCGCGACTTTAAAGACCGTATAGAGTCGGCAGGATGCGAAGATGACATATACCTCAATGATTCTGCAATGACGGCCTACTGCCCTGAAACTGGTAATTTTCTACTTTCGAAGGGGTTTAAGAAGTCAAGCGGTAAACGGACAGCCAAGCTAAAGTCTTTAGCGGGGGCAACTCATGTTATAATCGAAGAAGCTGAGGAGATCAGTGAGGAGGACTTCAATCAGTTAGATGACACCCTAAGAACGGTAAAGGCCAACGTTCAAATAATCCTGATATTTAACCCACCCTCTAAGAATCATTGGATCTGGAAGAAGTGGTATAACCTTATAAGTTCAGAAGTAGCGGGATATTTTTCAGCCATACCGAAAAAGAATCAATCCCTTCTTTCAATATTCTCAACCTATCTTGATAACGCAAAGAACCTCAATGCTACAACAATGGCTAATTTTGAGGCTTATAAGGATTCGAATACTGAGCATTACTATACGATGATTAAAGGTTTAATCAGCGAGGGAATGAGGGGAAGAATCTATAAGAAGTGGCAACCCATCGAAGCAATGCCAGATATGTATACTAAATTCTATGGCCTTGACTTTGGATCTAAGCGCCATCTATAATTCTCATTCTCGTACCAAATATTTCTGCTCCGCTCTGTTACAAATGTATTATATTTTAAGATAAACTTTATACCCGCAACTACTGAACCTGGTTTCTTTTTGGCTGATATTATATTCCATCCCATATTCTGAAGGTCAATAATATCCTTTGGCTCTGCGCTGTCAGCGTAAATCCTTGCGTGTTTAGGTATGCCCATGTCCTGCATTCGTTCGCTAAGGATGTCGTTTGTTATCCCAGACTCGTATACCTTTTCGTCAATCCATAGCGTATCGTTATGCACTTCACACTCAACCACCGAAACAGGTGCGTTAAATCCAAAGTCAAGTCCATAGAACTTAGTGTACAGGTCTGGCATTGCTTCGATGGGTTGCCACTTCTTATAGATTCTTCCCCTCATTCCCTCGCTGATTAAGCCTTTAATCATCGTGTAGTAATGCTCGGTATTTGAATCCTTGTAAGCCTCAAAGTTCGCCATTGTTGTGGCGTTAAGGTTCTTTACGTTATCGAGATAGGTTGAGAATATTGATAGAAGAGATTGGTTCTTTTTGGGTATTGCTGAAAAGTAACCCGCTACTTCTGAAGAAATAAGGTTATACCATTTCTTCCATATCCAGTGATTCTTAGATGGCGGGTTGAATATCAGTATTATTTGAACATTGGCCTTTACCGTTCTTAGGGTATCATCTAACTGATTGAAGTCCTCCTCGCTTATCTCCTCGGCTTCTTCGATAATCACATGGGTTGCCCCCGCTAAAGACTTTAGTTTGGCTGTCCGTTTACCGCTTGACTTCTTAAATCCTTTCGATAATAGGAAGTTACCCGTTTCAGGGCAGTAGGCAGTCATTGCCGAATCATTGAGGTATATCTCTTCCTCACATCCGGCAGACTCTATGCGGTCTTTAAAGTCACGCCACAGGCTTTCTCTGATGTCTTCGGCTACTTCCCGCATAATGTAGCCCCTGAAGTACTGCTCTCGCGTAATGAGGTCTAATGCGTATTGGGTTGCTGTGAATGAACCACCACGACCACGACCACCCCACAGATGGATATACCTGGGGTTCTTTGTGTGCATCTCACGGTAAAGACCGTTGAAATCAAGTTTCAGTCCTTCCTGAGTAATCACGGTATATTATTTCCTTTGAGGTTATTGTCTTACCGTTTGAAGTTACATCTATATCGTCTTGTGGCTTACCGTAGATGTAGTGCATTAAAAGTTGTTGGTGAAGGAAACTACCCCCTTTGGCCTGTTCGTTGATTTTAGCCACTAAGAGCCTCTTTCCTTCTGTGCCTATAACTTCCTCTATCAGGGTGGGTAAGCCCATTTCCTCGGCTTTAGATTTACGTCCTGCGCCTGTTCTTGCGCCTCCTCTTGGCATACTTTGAATTTTAATGATTATTCAAATGTACCTCTTTCCCCTTAATTCTAAAAATCAACGTTATCAATTCTTTTAATCCTTACATCTTTGCAGGGTTTCAGCACAAACCGATTTAATAGATTTAGCTTCCGATTCTCTCTGAAGGATGCCTGTTTTAGATAAGAGAGGCGTCAAGCATTAGATGTAAAACAAGCTGGGCATAATTTCTCTGAGCTTTTTCTTTTGTCATAAACCCGCCCACACTTCTCACATTTTCGCTCTATCTCCTGTAAAAATTTATATTCAGATTCTAGCTCAAAATCTCCGACCTTTTCCATCTGCTTAATTAATCCTTTGTACTCTGCTTTTATCTCATTCTGCCTTTCATTCAAGGCTTTAATCGAGTCGTGATTACGTTGCAATTCTTTTTCAAGCTGTTTTTTAATCGCTCCAATCTGAGATTTTACTATCCTGTAGTTGTTTTCTGTTACCTCCATTGTCTTACTGTTTAAGTACTAACTCCGATCCTGTTAAAGATTTATGACGCTTCCCGCTTAATATTTCAGACACAGTACTTTTTGAAACCGCAAAATGGTTTGCTATAACATAGCCTTTAGTTCCGTTTTTGTTCATTTCAACTATTTGTTTTATATCAAATTCAGATAATTTACTGTTCCAGTATTCTGTTGACTTTGGAAATAGCCCTGTCTTAATTGCGTGACGCATATTTGATAGTCCAGAAACCCATTCAAGATTTGAGTGGTGATTATTGCTTTTATTTCCATCCTTATGATTTACCTAGGATGGTTGCTGAGGTATACATTCCAAATCCTGACAAACTAAAACAACTGTCATAAATAGGATTTCTTTAACATTTCTAACTCTTTACTAATCTCATTAAATTCAATGCGCAATTCGGTTAATTCCTCAAATCGACTGTCTGCTGATTTGGATTCTTTTTCCCATAGCTCTTGGTACATTCTTACTTGACCATCTAGTTCCATCCTGTACTCAGTCATGGCCCTTACAATATACTCAGTAAACCCAAGCTCCGCCAGTTTGTAGTAATCAGAACCGAAATGTGCCTCTAGTATTTGTTGTGCTGTTTTCATGCTATCAATTTTTTAATTAACAAACTCGTAAAATTCCAGGCAAACACAATCGGCCAACTCATTCTAAGTATAAAGATTGACCATGAGTACCAGATTATTTTTAGTAAGGATTTCATAGTTTTGTGGTGTCTTTATTTTTTGTTTGATTGTATGTTATAGGTGGCTTTTATGTACTCATTTTCACTAACTGCATAATGTCCAAATTCTAAATCTGAACTATACTGAATCCCTGCTTTGAATGCCCTTCTTATCTCTTCCTCACAAACCCTAGCGGATTCTTTAGCTATAGTCTCACGAATAATTACCAATGAATAACATAAAAATCTATGCACACATTGATGGTGTAAAAATAAAAGTCGAGCGTATTGATTTTTTCAATTCGACATTTGCGGTCTTTGTTAAAGAGACTGCAACTACAGAAAAAATGATTCCAAACACCAAAATAGAAAGTTTAGATTATCAAAACTTAACAGACCTTAATTCTATACCTTCATTACGTTCTTTATGTCTTAAAATAGATAGGAAAATTTGGGCAAAGGTAGAGTCTCACGAATGTACTCAATCGTGGGGTCGTGAACAAACTGGCCTTTTAATACTTGATTTTTTAAAGGGAATGGAAACTATAAATCGGCAGCAAATTTAAAAAAGTGCCGATAATTTGATTTACTCAAGTGATTGTATTTGTAATGGATGAGCATTACAAGAACGTACAGATCAGAATGAGAGACTATAAGATACATTATTTTACTGGTCACTTTCAGGATAACGGAAAGGTTACATGCATTAAGTATTTGGCGGATTATGTTATAGTAACCTATGAGGCAAAAAAAGTGACATGTAAGAATTGTCTAAAGAAAATGTACCCCTGTAAAAAATATTTATAGAAACAATCAGCCTCAAGAGGATTGGCGATTAAGGAACAGATCGCAAGAGGATGACGGCTCGGAAAAGACGAGCATTTTTATATATGGCAACACATTTTATTTTTACTAAGAGGACGAAATGATTCGGTGTATACTATTTCATCAGAGTCGGCTGTCATTATTCCGCTTTCTGTTTCCCATATAAATTGTATTTCACTTCTTGGTTCACCATCCCATATATGAAAAACTTTTTTTTCGCTTGGCATCTGCTCTAAGCATTCAATTAATTCCTTAACTGTCATATCATCTATGTGTGGTTATGCCCATGAATCCAGTGCCCATT